GTTGCCTTCATCATTTTGGTTAGGATGTATTTCCTTCCCTTGATGGCAGCCCGTAGAAGATATCCGTTGCATTTTGAATCTGCGGTTGGAACCAATGCTGCTGGCAAAGATTGGCGCTGTTTCTATGAGTCATTCCGAGATCTGAACAGAATTTTCAATGGCGATTTCAAGCATTTTGATAAGGGCATGGAAGTGCAATTTTCGACGGGAGCCTTTGAGTACTACGAACACATCTTCAAGCGTTGCAAGATGACCCAAGATTTCTTGACGATTTGCCGGGGTATTGGCACTGAAGTGTGCTATCCTGTATACGAAATCAAGAGTTTGTTTTTGGAAGTTGTTGGGTCCAATCCGTCAGGTCAACCTCTCACTGTTGAAGTGAACAATGACGCGAATCGTTTGTACATGCGCTACGCTTATTATACCATGCATCCCGAGGAAGTTCCATTGTTCCACGAGATGGTAGATTTGCTGTGCTATGGTGATGACAACATTGGATCCGTAGATGAGAAGGAAAAGCTGTTCAACCATTCTTCCATTGCTGCCGTGATGGAATCTATAGGAGTTGGCTACACCATGTCTGATAAGGAGTCTGCTTCTGTTCCTTTTATTGGCATCGATCAAGCGGATCTTTTGAAGCGAAAGTTTGTCAAACACGATACTCTTGGCAGCATTGTTGGTCCCATCGAAGAAGCTTCTATTCTGAAGTCATTGCATACCTGGAGGGTAGATTCACCATTGTGTGAAGGCGAATATATGGCTGGCGTTTTACGCCAGGCTCTTGATGAATACTTTCTACATGGTAAAGAGGTCTATGACATGAGGAGACCCCAGATTGAACAGATCGTTCGAGAACACGTTTGCAATCCTCCAATATCTGATTTCTTTTTCCCACCCAGTTTTGAAGACTTGGTGGAGAGATATGAGAATACCAGTAGCGTGATGGAAGATTTCCCACAAGGAGTTCCGAGTTATAGAACGAAAGGGTTGGTGAAACAATCATTCTTGGATCCCTACCCACCATTGGATTCCGAAGTGAGGCTGGAGGTTCCTGATGAACTGCCAGTTTGCAACCCTTATGTTGACCATCCCACTTGTATGGATCAGTATTGTAATTGGGATTCCTACTTGCCCGATGTCATTGCTGCTTTTCTCATGGGTGTTTCACTGGCGGCCGTGTTGTTCAATGGCTGGATGTACCGCATGAGGTTTGTTCCTAATATAGATTTTAGGATTTTCCTGTTCATTTTTCCCCTGCTTGCAAGTTTGCCTATTTTGGTCTGTTACATGATTTTTGGCTATGCTGCAGGTAAATATATTGAATGGGGGTTTTCCATGTTGAATTATGCTTGGAATGACTTCAAAACTGATGTCAGGCGCAAAAGAACAGTGAGGTGCCCCGTGAGGAATTGGAAATTTTCTACTCTAGTTTGTAGACATGTTGATACTCCTAGGAAGGCTAGGAACAGGGAAAAGGCTGAAGAGTTAAGACTCTTGGCCCACAAGGCAAAGATGGAATTTGTCAGGAAATTGAATGTGGCCAAATGGAAA